TCCCATTTAGCGTAGTTTATTGCTACCACAGCACGATCACGGCTGTTCTGGCGCTCAGTGATCACAGCCTGCCCTTTGGGTTTGATCTCGATCAACTCAGCACGCACAGTGTTGTCTCTGGTGCGATAAGTGATCAGGAAGTCAGGCACATAGGTAGTGCCTTTGCCTGTGAGTGGGTGGCGGTAAGGTATGCGTATGCTTTCACTGGCCCACTGCAAGATGTGATCATTGGTATCACAAAATCGCATGAAGCTGTGTTCCCAACCGGATCTGTATCTAGGCGTGCCCTGTCCCACATACTTGGCGGGATTGATTACTTGATATGCGCCTTGTGCCCACTTGCTCATTGTAGCACAAGACGGGCAGCGTAGAAGTTGGGCACCACCTGGCTGTTTACTCCCAGCAATGTGGCACGGCTACGGATGTTGTTGAGATAGTAGGCCATGTTAAGGCTGATGTCCATGGTTGTTTGACCTTGGAAGCCATCCAACAAGGTCAGTGCAGGTATGTTGGTTTGTTCTGCGACCTGGAACAGGCTCACGGTGAAGTTGCCGGCCGCCTGTGGATTGTCCATTTGTTCTTTGAAGAAACTCAACACGATATCATATTCAGCAGCTGGTACAAAAGTTTCGTAACTGTAGAACTTGTCAAAGATCCTGACTGTTTGATCTACGTTTGGATTGCTATAGTTTACTGTTGCCATGATCGTTTACTTTTTAGGAAATACCCAACCGTCGGCCTTGTTGATCACAGCGCGGGTTGCGTCTGGACCATAGGTGCCGATAACTTGTTTGCCCAAGCTCACTGCTTCGCTTTGGACTATAGACTGCAAGTTCTTGCCCTTAAGTGTGTTGTAGGCAGCACCGGCTTTTTGTGCTGCACCGATTAAGCCAGCCACGCTGCCTTTTTCTAAATCAGCCAATATACCTTCGCCTGTGTTCAACAGACCACCTTGACCAAATATGCTGGCTGTGGAACCCGGACGTGCGATTGGACTTGTTGTGGTGTCGTAGTGTGCTGTGTCTGGCCAAGCCACGTTCTTGTCTGGTTTGCCCAGCGCACCATTGAGGTACTTCACTGTCTCATAGCGTATGGTCATAGTATGTTGCATCACACCACTGCCTTCAGCATAGCTGTAAGTGTCGTGATTCCAGTTTGTGATCAAAGGATTGATCAAGATGTATCTGGCATACTTGTGCTGATCAAATCCATAGATCTGTATGTCTTTGAAGAAAGGTGGTTTGCCTGAGGCTGAACTAGTTCCATCGCCAACGGATTCACCAATGTAACCCCAATCACTCACACTGCCTATACGATTCTGTAGATAGATATCACGGTTGTTGTAACTGAAACCGTTTTGTTTGGTCTGTGACTGTCCTATGGTACCATTGGTCACAGGAGCATTGTCAATATACTGTTGTGCTGGATCTTTGTAGTAGTAGCTGTAGTATTGATACCACATCTCTCGAATGTTGTCGCCACCATCGTCATGGAATGTGACATTCACAGGTTCATAGTTGATCTTGGTCTGTACAATGCGCTTGCGATTGTACTGATTCATTGTTTCCACTTGCACAGTATACTTAGGAAGGTCCACAGTTTTCACTGCTAGACTAAGGTTGTATACTTCTGTGGGACCAAAGATTTTAGAGTCTTTTAGTTTTGGTATCTGATCCACGTTGATGGTGAACACCACGTGGAACAGGAACTTGAATCTGGGTTTTAGTTCATAGGCATTGGTGCGAAAGGTTTTGCTTGCGTGAGTGTAATCACGCAAGCTGTTTGTCGCTGTAAAACCTTTAAGAAAGTCTTGCCCGAAGCTTGACATTTAGTGCGTCTTAGGCGCCGGTGCCAATACCTGTCACGACGTTGTTGACTGTGCGGCCGATAACACCACCGATACCACCACCACCTTGATTACCTTGGTTAGCGTTGTCGTAAGCAATGGTCAATGTGATTTCAACAGCACCGTTTTCACCGTAGTTCATTGGGCCATAGTCTGCACCTTTGAGGTAGCAGCCATACAGTTCCCATGACTCTAGCACCACTGGTAAGTTAGCACCGTTACCACCGTCCAATATTTCCAGCTTGGTCAAGAACTTGTAGTCGATACCCGAAGCAGCGGAACTCATTTCTAAGAAGTCCATCTGTTTCTGCATCTGTTCGCCGATCAGCTTGCTGACGTTGCCGCCTGCGTCATCGCGGATCACGCAAGACACTTCAGCCCATGTATGGCGTCCGGCTAGCTTGAGTGTGCTGTTGTAGATAGGCAAAGCGATTTCTTCAAATGTTAAGTTTGGTCTAGCAATGCTTACCACTTGTTTGGTCAACTCAGTTGTTGGTGTTGATACGCCAAGATTTTCAAACATCACTCGAAAGCGATATTTGAGTTTTGGCATCAGCATACCTTGTGTGCTCGCACTTTGGTCGCTTGCGAGCGGCACTGTCATTTTGTTTAATGATGAACTTGGCATTGTATATGTCTCTCCTGCTTTTATTTATACTAAATCGTTGGCTCAAAAATAGGGCTCAGAGGCCCTATTTTTAACCGCCAGCGGCTATTTCTCCGGTGTTCTTGATACGCAATGGAATGTAGATGAACTCAACTGCTTTCACTGGTTCAATCGCAATATCAACCCAAAGCTCACTGTTGTCAATACGAGCAGGAGTGTTATTGCTCAAGTCACACACCACCAAGTAGTCATATATGGCTCGCTTGGCAATCAGATCAACCATCAAGCTGTTGCAAGTGTTGGTGATTTCGTTGCGTGTGATTTGATCATTGGGTTCAAACAAGTACAGTTTACCAATCTCTTCAAGTCTACCACGCAAGAATGCAACCAAACGTGCCACGTTGATACGATCCAATGCTGTAGTCACTGTAGTGCTGGTCTTGTTACCAAAGTTGGTAATACCAATGCCTGGGATAAATGTGATTGGATTCACATTCAATCCGTACAAGATGTCACGCAAGGCTTGATTAACACCCAATGGTTGGAATTCACCAGTGGTAGCATCAATGTAGCCCAGTTGTATAGCATTGTCTACCACACCACGACGTGTTCCAGCTGGTGCTAGCCATGGATAGCTAACTTCGTCGCTGCGGATTATGGTACGCATCATCATATGGCTTGGTGGTTGTACCACTGGATTACCACCTAAGTCAGTTGTGGTGCAGCTTGGGTAGAATGTAGCGCAGTAGTTGCTGGTAGCAACCTGTCCATCTTCTGTGGGCAATCCAAGACCATTGTTGTTTGTGGCCCAGTTCACTAAGTCTTGACCAACGCTACCATTCAAGCGCATTGGGGTATCTCCCACAACGAACAAGGTATTGTTACGCTCATTGCTGAGTGCGATCATGTTTGGAATCAACTCAGGATAAGCAGGTGTAGCGATCAGTGTATACTGTGCTGTATCTTCTCTTGGTCCTAATGCTGTGTCTAAGCCTGACTTCATGGCTTCAACTACCATCTGGCGCTGAGCCAAACGACCCGAGTACATGCTGCCATTTTGTTTGTTACCTGAAGCTGTGAGCCAAGTGCTAGTCACTGTAGGCAATGTATCATCAGGATAGCTAGTGGCATTGAAGTAATCTACTTGATAGCTCTTGACGTTGTAACCGCTGCGGCGTGTGTTAAACAGCAACATGCCCTGTGGATACAGTGTAGGATCTGGTGCATCAAGATCCAGGTAGTTGCTGGTCAGCAAACTGACGATAGTGGGGAATGGATCAGCCACTGGGTCCGTGGTGCCATTGGGTGCCCAACGAGCGTCTGCAAACAAGATACCATCTTGTGTGACTTGGTCTGTGGTATCAATAGCTACCCATTGATCCACTCCACTCACAGCTTCCCAACGATATAGTTTAGGATAGTTTTCCAAATCAGCAGTGTCTACCCACAGATCACCGTAGACCAGTGGACTTTGAGCTATATCGTTTTGTGTGGTAGGAGCTGTGGCTGCACAGATAGGTCCTGTGGCATTGGTCTGTGTGAGATCGTAACCGCGAACATCGTTGCTCACGTTCTGATAACCGTACCAACCACTATTGTTCTGGATCATGATATCTACTTGATTCACAGCTGAGTAGTACCATAGGCGTCCATCTGCTGGATCTTGATAAGGTGCAGTGTCGCTGGAAGTGTACACAAATTCTGGTGAGGTACAGAAGTTGCTGAGACTCAATATAGCATCATCGGCTGGGGATTCTCTACAATAAGTGGTACTGTTAGTGAAACCAGCTGTGGTGATTGGAGTACCTGTTAGGTTTGTTAGGTTTATTTGACCGCCTTGTGTGTGAGTAAACACCATGTTACCAGCAGAGTTGACACTGACTGTGACATAGGGCACAGAGGCTGATACTGCGCTGACATCGGTTATGAAGCTAGCAATACTGGTACCGGTCAATGTAACTGTGGCTGTGTTGTAGGTAGTTGATCCTGCTTCTGTAGCAGCCAATGTAAATGAATTGCCTACAGTGAACAAGCTATCGCCACCTTGGCCTGGTGTAGTATCTCCAGTGACTATGGTTTGGCCAAATACCACTTGCTCATAAATTTCAAAGCCAAAAGATGGCAAAGGTATAGTTTCTGAGCTATTAGCTCTAGCTACACACCATGTGGTACCAACTGGAATATTTTTGCCGCCACCGGTGGGATCTAATGCATAGTAAGCGTTAGGAGCAGTAAAGAAAGCTGGCACTGTTTGTGATACCCAGGTGCCAAGTGCAGCACTATATTTCTTCAATGACAGATTCAAACCATTGTTCACTGGGCTTACATTATTCCACACAGATCCAGTGGGACGTGGTGTGGTATCTGTGCTTCTCCAACGTGGGCAGTAGTAACTGTAACTTGGAAAATAAAGTGGAGCATAATATTCAATCGCTGAAATACCCAATGCAGTACACAATGCTGTGCCACTGGCATTGGGCTGTATACTCACAACACCATAGGTAGCTGTACTACCATCATTGCTAGCATCAGAATCGGCATAGATCACAAACTTGCCGCTGACTGCTTCTGCTGTCACACCAGCGATTGCTGCTGTATTCACTGCGGCAACGAAACCTGCAAGATTGTTGTTTGGTGCTATGGGCACAGCAACAGAAGTGCCATTGATAAAAATACTTTGGTTGGCTGTGAGTGTGGGATTTGTAACTGAACCTTGAACTGTGGCCCATGACTGTTGCCATTCTTGGCTACCAATGGTTACCCAAGTATTGTCTGAGTTTTTGTACCAGCCCACATTGTGATAGTCGCCACCGGCACTGACACCACCACCTATGCTGACCACTGCATAGTCACCGATACTACCAATGCTTTGTAGTGGTGTGTAAACAGGATTATTGGTTGTGGGACTTGTGCTTTCTACTACATCATCCATGCTGATAATAACAGTTGGAGTTTTAACTGTGAATGTGTTGGTGCTTGAATTCCACTCCTGGATGCCCCATACTGAAGTAGCAGTGTCTAACCACCATGCTCCATCATTGGGTGTACCAGTTGGACGAACCAATGTGGCTGTGAGTTCTGTAAGATCAATATCAGCACGTTGTACATAAGCACGATTGCTGATGCCCAGTGCGCTGTAAGCTGCCAACAAACCGTACTCGTTGAGTTCGTAACCATTGATTGGTGTACCGGTTGTTGTGGTGTAGAAGAACGGAACACCAAATGTAGCAGCGAGGTCGCGCTGGCTGGTGATCAGATATGTTTTGTTAGCATTGGCTGCAAGAGTACCAGCTGCTACTCCAACACCAGCTCCAGATACTTTGTTCTGTGCTGTGGCAATCAAAAAGTATGGTACTGTGTTGACCGCTGATGGAATATACTGACTTTCGTCAATAACTGTTACTTGTACGCCTGGTGATGTAAGAGCCATGGTGGAATCCTTTTCAAGTGCTAATATTTATGGATTCACCAAAAAAACGGGGCGTAACGGCGGCCTATATGTAGGTCCGTACACTAAATACCACATGAGACCCGTGTGCCCTACCTGTAAACTACGACCCAGAGCCGTGGCCTATCACAAGTACGATAGGATCTATTACAGGAGCATGTGTAGCACTTGTGCTAAGAAAGCAAGAAAACAAAAACCACCTAAACCAAGATGGGAGTTGTCAGGCTACAAGAAGAAGATGGTGTGTGATCGCTGCAAGTTTAAGGCACGATATGCCAGCCAGCTGCTGGTGTATCATGTGGATGGAGATCTCAATAACTCTGCACTGAAAAATCTCAAATCAGTGTGCAAGAACTGCGTGGAAGAACTGCTCAGGAGTGATCTGCCATGGCGACCGGGAGATCTTGAAGTAGATCGCTGATGCCTTGGAACGTGCGCACTGCTGTTTCTACTTGCTGGAATGTGTGATCGAAGCTGCCAGTGTTGTTGATCACTGCATCAAACTCTGTGCCCACCCAGGCAGTTTCACTGGGATGGATCTGGTATGTGTCCAACTTCTGACGCGCTGCCCAGCTGCCGTGGTTAGCAGCCACTGCTAGATCATACCACTCGGGCTCTGCACCACGGCAAACACGGATCACATAGCCACCTGCATTACGGATGCTTTTGATCTCGTTGGGAAAGCGACAGTCGGTTATGACCACATTGTCTTGGCTGTTGCGTAGGCGGTTTTCCAAGCTGGCTACCCAGATCTCATCGTGATAGCCTTGGCGGCATACTTCCGTGCCCCAAAGTTGCAGTATCAGTCTTGGGGTAACTTCACGCCCTAGGCGCTGTGTCCACCACTCATCACGCTGCTCGCGCCAGTTGCGGCTTTCTTGGGTACGTCCTTCCAACATTTCGCGGTTCCAACCAAACACCGAGCTCACTGCATCCTTGAGCGCACCGGCGAAACTCACACGACGGAAATGCTGCACATTTACTAGATAGTCAGCGATGGTGTCCTTACCGCCGCCAATGAATCCACAAATACCAATGATCATTGTTACCTTCTTGATTTAAGTAGTTGATAATTTTGATGGGTCAATAAATCGTACTGCTGTTGCGAAATTATGTTTAATGGTAGACAACTCTGTAACAGATCAACATCCTTGTATCTGTGCATTCCACCGGGATCATTATGTGGGTAATCTGTGGCAAACAACAGGCGGTCCCATCCCAAATAGTTGGCATTTTCTATGAAGTTTTCTTCTTCAACCTCAACTGTTAACCAGAAATTTTTCTGTAGATAAGGCACAGGATCGGCCCACCCCTGGGACAACATAAACTCTTGCATGGGTTTGATCCAGTTCAGGCCATGTTCTGTGATCACGATACGAAGATCAGGAAACTTATCTAAGATACCCTCGGTGATCAAACTGGCTATGTTGGCTAGCCATCTGTCACCGTTGTAAAAAAACTTAGGGCCAGGCCATTTTTTATACTGGGCACGATATCTTGGATGATTATAATCCCATACCCAAGATATCGGTGCATCGTCAAGTCCCACAGTGTGGAAGTACAAAGGTATGCGATGTTGGTTGCAGATATCAAACAAAGGCATTTTGTCTTGTTGCCAAGCCCATGGTTGACGCTCATCAAGCCATATGCCAAAAAAATCTCGATCCACGTAGTCTTGTAACTCTTTCATGCTGGCATCAAAATCTTGCATGGCTAACCATAATGTAAAATCAAGATCATTGCGGTCTCGGCAGATCCTACTCATACCTCTGTTCCAGGCCTGCATGATGTTTATCGCAAGAGGTGTTTCTGTGGTATAGAGCATGCGAAACGGTCTCGGCGTACAGTTTATGA